ATATCTCCAGCATGAGAGACATACAATTTATCGATTCTAGGCAAATACCACGAATAGTCTGCTCTAAACGAAGAGTTGACTTGCATGATATCAAAGATTGTAGATGCACCACTACCACCACTAGTATTGAATACTCTTGAGTTGAAATCAAATGTTGTGCAATTTACAAAATATGGTGCGCTAATCGTACCAGATCCATTTCTTAATTCCTTAGTGCCAGGACGGAAGTCAATCTGATCGCGAATATACTTAATAGATCCATCCAACTTATAATTAGGAATGTCCTTATATTCAATACCAGTGTAAGATTCTGCTGAGAAATAATCACCAGATGCTTCATGAATGAAGTAATCAAAGATTACCAATAATCTTCTGGAGGGGGAAACTAAACCAGGCTCTCTTACAAGTCTAGAAACATCATAATAATTAGTTCTTTGACCAGCATCTAGAGTAAACTGATCTGTAATTACTTTACTACCAAGAGAAATTGAATCTTCATCATCATCAATAATGGCATCGATAGGATCATCATTTGCATCAAATCCTTCAATTTTCTCACCATTGATAAAGTTGATATCATTCAGATTTACAAAAAATAGTTTTTGTGTAGTATTTTGGAAAGAGATTACTCTAGCTCTAGCACCAGAAGTTTTACCAGTAACTAATGTCCCAGTGCCGAAGAAGACAGATTCAGTCAGCGTAATAAATGGTGGCTCTGCATCATCATTATCATATGACTCATAAATTGCATGGACATGATAGACATCATTTAATCCAAAAGAAATTTCCTTATCTTGGACTCTAGTACCATACAAACCGCTATATGACAAACCAGTCTGTTGGACATCTACATCGATATCTGTTTTAAAGACCTTTAATGCTCTCATCTTAGAGGCGGTCTTGACCTTCTTTGCTACAGTATTTTTGGAAACCAGAGCAGTTAATGTAACTGTCGCAACATTACCAAGACCACTAATAGAGAATGATTGATTGCCCGCACCAAAACTAGTTGTCAGTGTGCCAGCATCAGTTAAAGCATCAATATCTAAATTATCGCCATTACTAAATGTGGAATCACCACCGTCAGCAATAACAGTTAGAATATAATTGTCAGAAGACAATGCACCAAATGCTTCTGTTTCTGGAAGTGTAAATGTAATAGATCCAGAAGTAACTGTCTTGCTTGCAAAATTTCTATATACGAAGAATGATTCATCAGAAAGTGATCTCATTACATCTTCTGGGAGATCAAATGACAATTCACCATTTTGATAATCCTTTTGGAATACAAAAGGACGCAATCTTACTAACTCGCTATAATCACCATTGTCAACAGTGCCCACAGTTAGAGGTGTTTCAAGCAAAGCAGTCTGATCATCATAATCAAAAATAACATCACCTGCTGCTACAGTTGACTTCTTGTTACTAGTAGTTGTGCCAATGGCAGTAGGATCAACTCTTTCAATTCTTACAGTATTATTACCCTCGGAATCGGAAATGGTAGGTGTCACTACATCACCAGGACGAAGATCCTTGTCAAATCTAGTTCTAAATCCAGTGACATTAGAATTGCCAATTGTAGCAACATCGAAAGTCAATGCTGCACCGCCGCCAGCACCCAGTTGAGCATCAGCAACGGTAAAAGTTTCATCTACAACATATCCACTACCACCTGCAGTTACAGTAATAGTAGCTGCACCAGATCCATCAACTACGATAGTAAATGTAGCACCAGATCCCGATCCATCAGTAGATACACCAGTCGTAGAAATATTATATGTACCAGCAGATCTAGAAGAATCTGCAGCACCAACAGTATCAACAGTTAGAATATCACCTTGAATGTTGTCGATATTGACAGTTGAAGCTTCAATTGGTCTAGCATCATTTAAGATAAAGTTACAACCAAATCTAATTTGACTTTGTGCATTCACACCAAAAGCAGATCTAGCATCTGAAAGTTTATAAGACCATGCTGCCTCAAGAGTGCCGATAGATTTTCCATCAATTTCTAAAATTTCACCATTGATGAATGTACCTGAAACTTGCTCAAGATAAACATAATGTGTATTGTTACCTGTACTTGCAATATAACCAATCGCTCCTGAAGTTTTACCTTGAATTCTAGATCCCGCTGTAAAAGGAGTTACAGCGTTTGCAATGTTAATTGCTGTCCACATTTGGGCATCATAAAACCACATGTCATAGACACCATCTGTGGGTCCTTGATTGCCAAAGGGATTAGTTGCTGCGGCGGAAGTAGTTGCTGCTTGAAGTTGTACTACACGACATCTACCGATTTTATTAGCACCTGCCTTGACAGATGATGTTGCGTCAGGAGCCCAGTCATCATATAGATCTACAACTTGATATGCATCGACAACGCCATCTCCACTAACTTCAGGCCAACCGTAGATATCGTATACCTTTAAGAAGTTACCTAAGTTGAAATTGACAATACCATTCTGGACGCTATCAAAATCTCTAGGTTTATCTACATCAACATATTGAGGAGCAATAAATTCTGTGCGGTATCCTTTAATATATGCCTTACCAGGGGAAACTTCAATTGCAAGTTTAGATTCGGTAGCAGGATTTCCCTGCCTAGAAGTCTCACCTAAAGTATAGACACCATTGTTAAATCCATCATTTAAATGCTCTCTCGCAGTAACATTAAATGTGTCAATTACATAATCTCCAGACTCTTCAAATGTTCTGCGAGCCATAGTTTTTTCTAACTCGCTGTATGCAGTACGAGTTACAAAACTTTCTACAGTGCTATTGTTAATTCTAAGTAATTCGATGAAGTCTTTATCTGCTTCATCTGTAATAAGACGCTTTGTAAACTGAGTGCTGATTTTAAATCTATGAGCACCAGGAGCAGAATAGTTAGAAGTTCCTGCAGCATTATCATTCAGAGATTCATCGTCTTCTGGAGTTACAATTGACTCAAGGACTTCTAAACCAACTCTATAAGAAGGATCACTGCTATACTGCTCAAGAATAATGTAACTAGAGGGGACATTTACAAAGTGTCCTCTAACGAAATAAACACCTTCGCTAATATATGCTGCCGATCCAACAGAAGTAGCATTTACAGGGAGAAGTTGTGCAAATGGAGTCCCGATTTCAATCAGTGTTGATCCGAAAGTAATTTCTTTATCGGCAATCAACTGCTCATTTAATTGGAATGTCTTTAATGCTGATTCGGAGGTTGTGTCTCCAGAATCAATGTATTTTACATATAGTGTAATATATCCCTTTTCCGAAGCATCTGCAGAGATACTATATAAAACTTTTGCTTTAATACCAGTAGTAAGACCCTCAATAATAGTACCATCTAACTGGTCTCTATATGTCTCAACATCACTACCCAAGAATGATTCTTGCAATAGAATAGCACTTACATTTAAGTCATATCCCACCTGACCAGGGATGACCATTGCGCCATCTTTAAAAAAGTGTGTGCCAACATTCTCGACCTGATTCTGCAGGATCGATTGCATGGTTGACAATTCACGAGCCTGAATTGGGAATCCAGGGCGGAATAGCACTCGATAAAAATTCTTATCCTTATCGAAATCGTCGTAGTAAGGTGTGACGTTTAGATTGGTATTTTGTGCCATTAGAACTCGATTACGATTTTGATGTCTTCTACTTGGTCATTTGCGCGACTAATAGAGCGCCTGTTATCTATATAGACCACTTGTCCAGTGCTATATTTGATCTCTGGTTTCGCATATCCATTATTAAATTTCATGCCCAAATCATACTCAGTATTATTAATTGTCCTAGATGAAGTATTAGGTACGGTGGGGAAGTTTACATCTGGTTGACCAGCACCGCCAGACGTTGCTCCGTTAATGGGATTTGATCCATCAAACTCATTTAAAGTACCAGTGACTTCAGGGAAGATGCCATCAACGTTGTTTTGATAATACTTTAAAAGTTTAGTAGTGGAATTCCACGAAATAACTCTACCTCTAGCAGTAACGTTAACACCACCAACAATTCTGGATTGTGTAATAATTTCATCAGGAATATAATTTCCTTGGAAAGTTGGGGGAAAGATTACAGCTTTAGTTGCAGAAACAGTAAGATCTGAGATTAACTCAGAAGTACCAAACTTAAGTGGATTTGTAATTAATCCAATACGGCGATAATCGTTGTCAATAGGGAAATCACCTGCACCTTCATCATAAGAAAGTTTAGCATTGATCATCGCTCTATATGCACCCATCTCAGTGACGGGATCAAAACCATGACCATTTGGAGGTGGAATAATGACATCAACTTGAGCGTTGGTGCCTGTGCCAATACCAGTAATATTATCAATACTAATTTTACCAAAGGTGTATCCTGTGCCACCAGAAGTAACTGTTGCCGAGATTACCTTACCACCATCAATAACAATAGAAACTCTTGCACCCGTGCCATCTCCATTGATGGGGACATTATCATAAGTGCCATTGTTATAACCAGAACCAGCAGCATTAATGACTACTGTATCGATTTCACCAGCAACTGCGTTTGTCTTCACCGCATCATTGGTAAAGACAGGCATATAATCATTAGAGAAAAACTTCAAAACAGAAGCAACAGGGATGGTGTAAAGATATTTCCAGCGATAACCATCACCAGTAGTGATAATAGAAGTAGAAGTGCCAGTTGGCTCAACCGTGGATGGTTTTCCGTTAGGGTCCGAAGGAGACGTGCCATTGTAAATACACTTATATACTTGATATTGGGAGTTTACAACGTAGAAATCAGAATCATATAATTTAGTAGCACCTGAGGAAGCAGTTTTACTAGGAGAATAATCATGGCGATACATGTCATAGGTAAAACCTAGACCACCAGTGGTTTGCTCTGGAGAAACCCAGTCAATTCTACGGACGACTTGGACAACATCAGATGCCAAAACTCTCTTCAAAGAAATCATATCATCATAAGATGACGAGAATTCTTGAAACGAGTCTACTGCTTGAGGTGGTGAGTTTTCATCATCCCAAGGTTGTGGTCTTCCAATGAAGATGTAGAGTCGGTCTCTAGAAGATCCTGCATCAGCATCACTTTGAGTCGAGTTAGGACCCTCAAGTGCTTTGATGAATTTTTGTGCAGAAAAAATCCTAAATTGATCCGTTAGTAACGCTGCCATTTCCTAGATTATATACAGATTGTGATCCTCTTGTTTATTTATGAAGGTTATCAAGTTCTAATTTCCGTCAGATACTTGATTCCTTTGATTTGATATGAAGCTCCACCATCTCCATTAATTCTTTCTCCTCCAGTAACTGCTTGGAGTGCTGCTCCACTTCCTGTAGAATCACCTTGAGCATTAGTAACAGTAACAGTAGGACGGAGATTATATGTGCCGTCAATGTAAGGAACGATACCATAACCACCATCAGTGACAGTCACTGAAGCAACTTGGTCTCCCGCAGTTGTCATATTCACAGTTCCTGTTGCTTGGATATCACCAATGTCTTCTACCGAAATTGTTGGAGCAGCAGTATAATTGGTGCCAGAGTCTAGCACAATGAAGTCAACGACAGAGGATTTCTCAGAGAATTCGTAAAGAAGACCCGCTAACCCTTTGCTGACATCTCCAGTATCAAATGGAACAATACTACTTACAGTTAGTTTATAATTCGTAGCATCCCAAGAAACTACGGTAGCAACAACTCCCGATTCGCTACCTGTAATCGTTTCGTTAATCTGATAATTAAGTCCATTTCCTCCAGAACCATCTAATTCAATTTCAATCAATGCATTGTGTGGACGACCTTCACCTAGAGCACCTGCTTCAATGACACCAGCAAACTTAAACGGAGTAGATCCATCTTTGATATTCTCACCAACTTGGAATAGTGTGGTATTTTGTCCACCAACAGTTTCTTCTACACCATACAGTGAATTGTAAATACCACCATCTAAACTAATTTGATTGGCATACACTGTGCCCGTATTGATAATATCTGGAATTCCATCACCAGCACCATCCAATTCATCATTATCTTCAAATGCTGAATCTGTCAAAGCACCAATAGGAACTGTTAGAGTTGTAATAGTATTACCTTCAGAAAATACTACTGTATGTGGTTGGAATGCCGAATTAGCACTTCCTGCTGTTCCTGCATCAAATTGCACAATGGTATCTTCTGTAGATGGAATACCTGCATCAATAAATGCCAATTCATCAACTTCAAAGGTAACGAGCAATTCTCTATTGTTTGGATTCCAATCATATACTTTAGCAATCTTATTGTTAGCGTTTTCAATTTGCCTAATAACAGTATCACCAACTTTATATTGATATGTGGAAACACCATTTGCATCATTTTGTGTGGCGTCTAAAATAATTCTTTGATCATATCTAAAATTAACACCACGAGTTAGACCACCCAAAGACTGATCAGTCTTTGTAGCATAGTTAATTGTTTCATTATCAATGATGAAAGATCCTGATCCTGGGAATGCATCAGTAGATTTTACATATATTGTATCGTCACTTGCAGTCATTTCTTTCAAGACACCAGTCAAGAAGAAAGAAGATGAATTTAGAGATTGTCTAGCAGAAGTAATTCTCTTGAGATTTACCAACTTCTGGAAAATTACATTTGGTGGAGATGTATATCCCCTTCCAGGATTTGTAATATCAATTCCAACGACTTCACCTTGAGAAACTCTAGCTACTGCTTTTGCACCAATACCACCGCCACCAGTAATCAAAACATATGGAGCTTCTTGATAAAATTCTCCAGAATCAATAACAGTAATACTTGTCAGTTTACCAGTAGTATCGACTCTTGCTGCTCCTGTAGCACCTTGACCTCCACCACCTTCAAAAATAAGATTGGGTGGAGTTTGGAAACTTCTACCATCATTTAATAGGGTTAAACCTGTAACTGTCTGTACAATAGGTGTAACTGTTGCTCCACTTCCCTCACCACCAAGAATCGTAGCTTGCGTAGGACCAAAATAACTATCTCCATTTTTAGTCATTCTGATGAATGAGACGGAATCACCGTCTAAGAATACTTCGCCTTCGGCACCGAATGGAAACTCAGTCTGTATATCTGGTACAGTATCACCTTCAAATAGAGGTGCTCCATACATTTTAGGACCAATTGCATATGGATATGTTGGATCGCCAGAAGCATTCTCCGTCATGAAATATGCATAAGTGCCATTAGGATATTCTGGTGTTGCGGTAAAGATACCATTATACTCATCGAGATTACCTACACTCGAATCGTAGATATAATCCTGCGTAAAGTCTCCCAAAACATATCCGTTTTGGACGGTTCTAAAACCTACACCAACTCCACTATATGAGAATGTATGTAAAACGGCAGCAGAATTTACTTTTACCTGATATACAACTCGTCTGGTAGTTGCACCATTAAATCCAGAAATGTATCCAGCATAATTTACTTCATTGCCATCAATAAAGTATTGGACATCTTGAGAATAAACATATGTCGTATTACCAATTTCAGTAGCATCTCCTAAAGAATGCCACCCATCAGATGTGCTACTAAGAAGGAAGATATAATTATCATTTGAGGCATCATCTAAATTAAATGTATAGGTTTTACCTCTATCTAAATTTAAAACAGATAAATTTTGACCATCAATTAAATACTCACCATTGGATACGGTTACAGCATGTGTAACAGATCCTGTTGTGGTAACTGTATCTCTATTACCATCAATTTCTGCACCACTTTTTAATCTATAAGAAGATGTCATTCTTCCTACAGTTGTATTTGATGTATATCCGTAAGGACCATAAATTGGATATCCATCGAAAGACATACCAATAATCTTGGAGTGACCATTAGCATGTCTAGAATAATCTATAGTCGATGCATCGCCAGGTTGATAAAAATCTGTGATGTAATAATTATTTGGTAGGGGTTCATCTTCAATTTCAGGATTGAGAATCATATATCCTTCATCACCTTCATATCCAGACATGTATCTGTGATTACCACAGTAATAGTAGATACGATTTGTCTCATCAGCATTCATGATAAAGAATGCTTGATATTCATTTTCATAGTCAGCGGCTGGTGCTTGTGATGCACCTGTGCTGTTGTAATAAAGAGTGCCACCATTTAATGTCCCATCCTGAGTCGTGCTAAATTGCATCGGATGGTTAAGGTTTGAGGAATCTACTTGATTCCAAATAATTTTATAGTTTCTCTGGACCTGAATATTTTCTGGTGCAAGATAATATCTACCAGGAATAAAATCTCCAAATTCATGTGCCTCTTCACCAAAATCAATGTAGAAGATACCACCGACAGGAAAAGTCGTTGGATCTCCAGAAACTGTAAAGTAGAATCCATTAGATCCTAAAACTCTACTACCATTCTCAAATACTCCTCTGGCAATTCTGACGTATACCCTGAGTACTTCACCTTCACTATTTCTAACAACCTTAGCAATTTCACCTGTGCCAGATCCACCAACAACACTTATAGTTCTACCAACTTCAATGGGGGTATTTCCATTGTTTTCCTGAATACTAACAGTGTTTAATAAAATATTATCTAACTCAGTTTTTATATTCCAGGTAAAAATTTGTTGAAGTCCATTTTCAAACACGCCATTCTTTTGAGCAAACTGATCAATTAGTCTACTTGAATGATAATAATATTTTTGATTATCAATAACTCCATCAAACTCATCTTGAGTTTTAACATAGTTATGTTTTATGGTGTCAATACTAAATCCAGCAGGAGCATTACCAACCGCTCCCCATTCTGGTGTGTGCAATAGCACACCATTTGCCATAACACCTAGAGACTTATTATTTTGAAATACTCTTTGACCATCAACAGGGACATCCTTTCCGCCTCTGTATATAAAAGTCTGATCAAAAGTCGAATCAGTTATAACAGTAGATCCACCAGGAGCTCTGAGATTGTGAGTTGTAATAAGTGATGGTTTTGGATTTCCATCAGATAAAATTCTTAGTCTGTCAGTTACATCAGAATCTTGTATCTGAAAAGACCCTGAAGTGCTAGAGTTTGGATTTGTTTGCCAAATTCTATTAATGTCAAATGACGTATTTACGTTTGGAGTGTCTTGTAGAGGTGTGATAGAAACACGAAGTGGATTGTATCCACGTCCAGTCTCTAAAACTCTAACATGAATAATTTTACCCGAATCATCATCAATGATTGGATATAGCAATGCAGGTTCTACTGGAGTGCCACACCCAGTAATTGTTAATTTTGGTGGATCCGAAGAAGTATATCCCTCGCCACCTTCGATTACTTTTACTGCCTTTACACCAAAGACAGTATTAAAAATTGGCTCAATCTGAGCACCAGATCCAGGTATAGTTCTTGCCATTTATCAGGTTACGATGTTTATTGTGCCATTCATCAATGCATGAATTGTGCATTGGTAATAAAGAGTTGATGGTGCATCAAACGGCACAGTGAAATATAATACGCTACTGCCACTTCCAGACTGTCCATCAGTATATGGTGTGCCTTGTAATCCCTGAGTGTTTTGGATACGGAAGGGGTGGTTACCACCATTCGTAGTATTATCAAAAACGTATGTAAATCCACGATGTAGCCAAAGGACTGGATCTTCCTTATTTGCTTGAATACTATCTTCAAATCCAGGTCCGTCAAATGTATAACTTGCAGAACCATTAGCACCTAAATTCCACCAAATAACAGGACTTGCAGCAGGAACTACTTGAGTGCCGTTGTAAAATAAAGAATTTCCTTCCGCAATATTTGTTGTGTTTGTATCCGTAAGATCAGCAAATGTTGTTGTTAATGTCGCATTGAAATCAATAGTTAATGTATCTCCAACTACACTAGTTGCAATACCAGTGCCACCAGCGATAGTTAATGTATCAGACTGACTATTTGCTGTTGTTGATCCTGTATCGCCAGCAACTGTAGCAAATAGATTAATACTACCAATACCCGCATCGTCATCCGCAGGCAACCATTTTGATGATGAAGTATTCCACTTCAATACCTGATTATTGGTTGGAGCAGTTGTGGTTACATCCACATCTGAGAGCAAACCAATACTAGAATATTCTGTAAGAAGTGTTGCACGAGTATCACCAACGCCCCCAGCAGTAATATTGATATTTACATACGGATTATCATCGCCATCAACAATAAAAAAGTAACCAGGATAAGTTGCTGCTGCAGGTGCTGCTCCTAGATTTGCCCATTCATTCTTATACTTAACTAATGTAGGAAAATCGATCGACCCATCAGTTCCCGAAAATGTGCTAGTAATACTGCCAGCAGTAACAGTAAAATTGCCTGTGCCTTGAGGAGCAATAGGAATATTGCCGTTAGAAGAGGAAATGATAGATTGTCCACTAACATCTAAATTAGAAGTTAACGCACTATAGTCTGATGCCACAAAAGTTGTGCCATCATATCTCAAAACCTGTCCAGTTCCAGCATTAGCAACACTAAGTTGTGTGGCAACACCATTACCTACCGCAGAATATAATTCATTAAAGTTATCATTAATCTTATCACCACCATCACGGAGGGTATCCCCCGTGTTGTCATTTGCGTTATTACCAATTCCTATAAGTTGTTTAGCCATTGACGGAAACTTCTTTTTAGTTATTTATGTGGTTAAACGATTTCTGGGTCAATCGCTTCTTCTCCATACTGACTTAAATCTGGAGCAACCCAATCATCATCTACTGTTGTTTCGACGTTAATCGCAGCTTTCTGATAACCAGATCCGCCAGTATTAACAGCAACAGATCCGACACCGACCAATGCCTTAATCTGTGCATCGAAACCACTAATAGAATCAACTCTAACAGTCGGTCTGGATGTATAACCAGATCCAGGTGATGTGACGGATACACTTCGGATTGTGCCAGAAGTAATTCCTGTGGCAGCAGCTGCATCCTTACCAAAGACAGACCCAAGATAATCAAAAGTAACCAAGGAGTTAGAAGATTCAATAACAGCGACTTCACGATCACTAACTTCTCCTTGAATCTCAATCAGGTCACCCGCTTCAATCGGAGGAACAACCACTGCAGCATCAACGTCTGCTTCAGATCCGACGTAGGAGAATGCAACAAATGTTGATCCTACGCGAGGAATTTCATTGAAGATAATTCTAGAACCAACGATTTCAAAACCAACTCCAGGTTCTTGAATAACACCATTAAGAGAAACAATAATATTATTTTCAGGTCTAATTGTTGATGACTGGACACCATCAGTAAGAGTTAGTGAGTAGAAAGTCTCATTCCTTCTTAGGTTGAAGGACTGACGTAAGGAGTCAAACTCGAATGAAATATCATCGAGTTGTCTTAGTTTACCAACGTAGAATCCAGTAAACGAAGATCCTAATGTTGGAGGTTCGCTAAACTGAATCTTATCGGAGAATGCTGTGAATGCTTGCGAAGCGCCTGGTGGTTGTAAGATACCATTGATAAAGATCAGCATATGACCTGCAGGATCAGGGAAATATGCATCACCATTATTAATTGTCAGATCAAAAGTTGTCTGAGTGCCATCAAAACCACGGAAGTATCTAGATACTCTTGCCTTCAATTCAACATTCTCAATGATAGCAGCCTTGTATCCATTTCCAGACTTAATTGAGTCAGTAGCAGCAAATGTGCCAATAGTATTACTGATGTAAAGTCTCTTATTAAGTCCAACATCTTCAATAAACTGCACTTGACCAGCAGCTTGTCCCTCATAGTTAATTCTGGTGCTGACAGTAGCAAAACCTGTGCGCGTATTGGTAATATCATAGTGTGCAATAACATCGCCATTATTAAATCCACCAACCACAGGGACAACATAGATGTAATTATTGGGTAAATCTACTTTATTGATAATGCCGTAGTTATTAACATCTTGGACTCCACCAGTAATTTTATAGAGGAAGTTTCCAACTACAAACTGATTTTCATTATTTTGAATAGAAATTCCAAGTCTTGTATATCCATCTGTTACCAATCTATCACCAACACCGATATCAAATCCAGCATATTTTTGGACCTCTAGATACAATCTAGATTCTTCTGGATATACAACAGATGTAGTCTCAAAAGATCCTCTAGTAGTTTCAGTATCAACAACTAGTTTTCCTCCAGTGTTATCTAAAACTGCAGCATCATTTTTGTAGAAAACTTCTGTGGCAGCGGTGCTATTTGATGTATATCCTTTAAAGATAGAATTAGTCTCAAAATCACCAAGAGTATCAATGATTTGTAGACGATTTGTGATCTGATCAATTTGAGCACTAGTGCCATTTTCCGCTCCAACAACTATATCAGCCAATGCCCAAGTGCCGCCTGTAACTGCAACATCTACATATTTGTAATTTGCATCTTCATAGAATCCATAAACAACACCATTTACAGTCGAATCACCCTGCTTCTGCACAATTTCATTCATAGTAAATGGACCATTGGTGATATCACCAGTGATTCGCATTCTCTTATAGTCTTTAACAACTAGACCTTCATTTACTGTAACTTTCTGGACTTCAGAACTTGCATCACTGAGAGATCCATATAAGAAATCAGATCCTTCAATACCACCACCAAGAGGCACAGGAATTATTCTTTCACCGAAAGTCTTAGAAGGAATAGTAACACTTCCCACTAGAGTAACAGTCAAATAGTGATCACTATCTAAAAGTTGAGATTTGATCATCTTCAGATTTTCTCTAATAATTCTCTGAATAGAATTTGAGTTATAATCAGATGCAATACTAGAATTGAAGACGGGGATAGATCCAGAATTTGTCGCAGGATTTGGTAGAGTGCCATTAAGTGCTAACTCGGTATAATCCTCAAGTAACTCTAGAGCATATTTCTTGATATTATATTCAATATTGGAGAAGAATACATCGCCATTAACTGCAGTATATGCATCAAGTGGACCTGCATTAATCTTGGATCCCCAAACGAGAATTCCACTGCTATTATCACCAGCAAAAACTATATTTCCTGCATTATTGAGCAGATAAATATCAGATCTCAACTGAGTAAATCCATAACCAAACGTGCCAGTAATATAAATTCTATACCATCCATTTCCATATGGAATAGCACCAACTTCATCTAATGTAAGGACTCCAGGTTGACCAACTTCAAATGTTTGCTCAATAGTGCCTGTCTGAAGATCGATCTGAATAAAGATATTGGAAGAGAATGGGACAGGTCTGAAGTAATGCCTAATCTTATTATAACCATCAGCTTTTACAAAATAAGATGTTGTATATTGCTGTGTGGAATTCTCATCATTTGGACCATTATCAAATGATAGAGCGTCAGTATCAAACTTAACACCACTATCATCAAAGGTATTGTATGAAGTGAGATTTAATGTTCTATAGAATAATTTTTCTCCAGTAGAAGTGTTAGGTCTAATTCTGATGGCAGTTTCAGTATTATCTGGAGAAGTGGAATAGTTATTTGTTGGAGTATTGATACCACTTTCATACCAACTATTAGATACATAGGTTTCTGGATTTGTAACCAAATTGGTGGAAGATCCTTCATCTTCTACCAAAGATGTAATATTTCTAGCGAGGTCAAATGTTCTAATATTACCAACATTAGTATACCAATCAAATGCTGTTGATACTCCATTGGTAGGAATCTCTGCAGTAACATTACCCTGCGTTAAAAATTGTCCAGCGGCAAGTGCAGTACCTGTTACAGGACCAACATATACTGCATTACCAATGTCCTCATAAACAATGGCAGATCCTCCAGCAGATGTAACTAGAAGTTGACCAGGAGTAAATCTAGAAGAATCTAAGACAACAGTAATATTAGTAACTGTTGCTGCTGTTGTTGGATTGCCCCCAGCAATAGTGGCGTTAGGAGGTGAAGAAGGTATATAACCAGATCCTCGGTTTGTAATATTAATTGCAATTACAGAGCGAGAAGAATTAAATGCCAATGTTGGAGTGGTTGGAGTGCCGCTCTGAGAATCCGCTACACCAAAGTTTACGGAAATTGTATTACCAACTGCATTGAATCCACCTTGACCATTACTAAACATAGAAACACGAGTAATACCATAATGATCATCACTGGAACTGCTACTATGCTGCATTTGCCTAATAGTAACTTTTACATTAGAAGATTCTTTTTCACTTTCTAATAGAGGAACGTCAACTGCGGTTAATGAAGTGAAGTTGGTGTAATTGTTAGCACCACCTTCATTACTACTACCACCATAAACAAGACGACCTCTGAAATTTAAAGGACCATTATCTACAGAAATATAGAGACCCAAATCTTCATCTGTATCTGGTGCTTCACCACCATTACTGCCGCTACCAGCAATAACATAGACTCTTAAAGTATCATATCCAGCACCAGAAGCATTAAATTGCTTATTAACTTGGACTTGTCTTTGGGGATATGATCCCGTGCCAGCACCAAATTTAACATGCTCATATCCAACATTAAATCCACCAGTGCTGCCAGATCCAGTGCCATTACTGACAATTGCTGCCGCAGGACTAAACGTGAATTCACCTGAAGGTGTGCTGGAGCGGAAATCTACAAATTCACCATCATAAGTTACATTAGTAATTCCTCCACTAGTCTGCTCTAAATATCCACCATGTGTTCCTGTAAATCCAGATCCAGAGAAACTGTAATTACCATTAGCAGTGTATCCACTACCAGCAGCAGTAATGTCAATACTTGTCAATACTGCAGAATCACTCAAAACTGCTTCTGCAGTCGCTTGAATACCACCAGCACCTGGGGCATCAATTGTAACTGTAGGAGCGGAATCATATCCTGCACCACCATTAAAGTTAATAGTATTAATAACACCTTCTCTTAGAAGAGAAACTTTTTGAGCTTGAGTCGTATTTGAAGAACTTGTGTCAGTGATAATAACATCATGCTCAATATCAGTAATTAAATCATCTAAGAATTGCTCAAATGTCCAGGATCCAGAACCAAATTGAGTATTTACAATAGAAGAAATTTCATTCTTATAATAACCTTCATTAAATAGGATATTCTTGGAAGCAGACACTCCAGTATCCCCAGAAGGAGTAAAGATTAGAATTATACTATCAATTAGATCTTCAAATCTAGATACAACACTGTTAGTGTTTGTGATTGTTTCACTATCTCTATATGCAGGAATAGTATTATATTGTGCCTGATATTCATTGGGTGGAGTTACAGATTCGCTGAATCCGAATAGATAATTTTGAAGTGCTTTTACTCCTAAGAATTTAAATTGCTTAAGCAATTCAACAAATTGACCAAGAATATCTTCGATTCTAGTTACCCTCAACTGAGCAGTAATAAATTTAGCAATAGAATCAACCGCACTATTATTTCCACCAGTCTGAAGATCGGAAATAATAGAAATCATGATAATCTCAAGATCAGATCTAATTTGTGTTTCTGTATTTTCGCCCGTAAACGAATATGAATTGAAAGTAGATCCACCTAAAGTGTAACTATATGCTGCCTTAGTAAGACCAATAGTTTCAAAGGCAATATAGTCTCTATTAAAGTAAAGTCTATCACCAGCAATCTGATAATCATTATCGGAAGGAGAAATGATATAATTAAGAACGTCATCAACTAATGTGTCAATTGCATTTTTGACATTTGCACAATCACCTGCTGTGCTTACTGCATTAGATGCAGCACTTACAAATGTATGTGCATATTGTTGACCAGCGGGAGAAGCACCAACATTAACTGTAATTGTAGTTGCTGTTGTAGCAATAACCTCAAGGTTTACTCCAGATGCAGGATCAGTTGATCTTGGATATGTGTGGTTGCTACCATTACCATCCTGAGAGCAAGTAAATGTTAATGAGTTATCAGCAATTGTAATAAAGCGTCCTAAAGCGAGACTGTGTGCTCCAATAGTAAGCTCCATGACACCAGTTGCAGGATCATAAGTTGCTCCTGTAGGTGTGAAATTGACTGGTGCATCATTAGTAATTCCCCAGTCACCAATAATAACATTGTTGGTGTTGCTGTCATCAAGATCGCCAGTAATTGCTTGTTTTGAATAATATGCAAGACGCTGATGAGCATATGCCGACTGCCAAACTTGAAGTCTGATATGAATTAATTCATCATTATTGCCAAGATAGAATCTACCCGCTCTAACGGTATTCTCATTACCACCATCTTCAAGATCTTTAGCAATAGCGTCCAAGATTAATCCTAGGTCAGTCTGACATCTTAAAGTGCCATCATTAGATCCACCCACATTTCTGGGCATATCTGTAGCAAGATCAGGATAGCGTGTGAGCATATCAAAGGATGCTTTGTCTACAATTGCACCCCTATTAAGACGAATTAGACTTGCGGCATCCTTGAATCTACTTCTAGAATCAACATCAATCTGATTTGTATAGAGCACTTCATTTGCAGCATCATTTAGCGAAACTGTGATGGGAACTTCAATGAAGGAATCAACGACTCCACCAAGATATTCATAAACGGGCGAAACTTTAGTAACACTTGCTAAATGATCTACAGGTGTTCCTGCAGTAGCATTAGAAATGGTATCCTCTGCAATAGACACTAAGTTATCAATAGTGGTCTTAACATCTGCACAATCAGCAGAAGTATAATTTAGGACTGTGACTGCATTAGATGCAGCACTCACAAATGTATGAGCGTATTGATCTTGAGGACCAGATGCACCTACATTAACTGTAATTGTAGTTGCATCAGCAGCAGTAATTGCCAATACAGCATTTGCAGCAGGATCAGTTGCCCTAGGATAAGAATGGTTGCTTGCATTACCATCTTTAGTGCATGTAAATGTTAGAGAATCAATAGCAATACCAATTCTATCTGAAGTAGTTAAGGAGTGACTTCCGATGGTTAACTGCAAAGTGCCAGTCGAAGCGGTATAAACTGCAGCAGATGGCGTATATGTTGTTAACGTTGAATAGGAAGAATCGGTAATAGTAGTATCAGTAGTTTGTGTCAATCCATGACTACCAGTTACAGTAACCAAAACATTATTAATGATATTTTGAGAATAACTGTTTACATATTGATATGTCTGGAGTTGTAAACTCTCTTCGCCACTGAATCTAGTAGTTGTAATTGGAGTTGCGTCTCTATTAACACTGGTTGCAGCAAAGTCCCACATGTGGTTATTGCTTCCATTATTTAAATCTGAAGTTAGACTATCAATAGTAGTTCTAACTTCTTGTGCGTAATCATAGTTAGCAGCAACAGATTCATATTTCCAAATATATGCACGACCTGCTTGAGATTGATTATTTACAGCATCACGAGATCCCGCCATGACATAATTTCCATTTGCAAACAGAGTGCTAAGTCCAAGTTGACTATTTGCTGCTGTGCTGGTTTCGGTGAGTTTTACTTGATTAGTGCCATCCCTATCAAACTTGTAGATTGTTCCTGTAGAAGAAAGACTTCTTTCATCTCCACCGCTTGCTGCAACAAATACTGCCGTAGAGTTAACTGCAACTTGGACACCAAAATTATCTCCAGTAGTAGCGTCACTGGCGACAATCTTAGCAACAAAGGTGCCATCATTTTGATATAGATATGCGGATCCGCCAGGACCATCACCATTAGCACCAATAACAATTAAGTTATTGTATGCATCAACAGATGTGCCGAAATTATCATTTGCTGCACCATTTGTCGATCCAGCAGTAATCTTAACTTCACCAGTACCATCTAGGTTATAAACATAAACTGATCCAGAATTATTTCCATTATCATCATCGTTATATGCACCAACAATAATCTTATTGTTTTGCTCATCTATTGCTACAGAATAACCAAAGTTATCATCTGCTGCTCCATCACTAGCAACAATCTTAACTTGATTAGTGCCATCTAGATCGAAACGATAAACAGCACCTTCACCACTGGATTCTCCAGGAGCACCAACAAAAATGTAAGTACCTGTCATTGCAACAGAAATACCAAAGTTGTCTGATGCAGCATCATCAGAAGCAACAATTTTATTTTCTCCTGTGCCATCAAGGTTGTAAGTATAGATACAACCCGAACCATCACCACCATCATCATTGTAAGGAGCACCAACAGCAATCTTATTACCCCCAACCGCTACAGAATAACCAAAGCGATCAGAATCAGCTTTATCGGAAGCAACGATGCGAGTTTCATATACACCAGCATCACTATAAACATAAACAGATCCACTATTGTAAATGCTGTTAGAAGCATCATCATCCTCCTGAGCACCAATTACAAATTTTCCATTTCCATGAGCAACACTCCAAGAGAATAAATCGCCATTATTATAATCAGGAGCATTTAAAACATATTTGGGAGCGGTAGTTGCTAATTCTGTTGGTAGATTTGGTTGAATGAGATATCTAATTTCTTGTGCAAGGAATTCCTTATTGGACTGCAATAGTTTTGCTGCATCCAAATAACGATGACTATTTCCAGTAAATCCACCAGGAGTAGATGCACTAGAGCGACTTGTAGCAAGAATTGCATCATTGTTAAATTCATGTCCATTAGTCCAGTTTTGCTCACCAGACCAATCTTCAGTGTATACTTGACCATTTTCACCGTCAAAGTGGAGAAGCAGGACAGTATTAGTATCTCCTTGATTGATTCCTGTGGGAGCGGTAAACGCACCAGTGTAACGAGCAGTAGTAGAAATTCTCAACTCATCAATATAACCAGGGAATGCTGCAGTTCCATTGAGGTTTGCACCAATTTTAATTGGTCTTGTTGAACCATAATCAGTGGTATCTGTGAGATTAGATCCCTCCTGAGTACCATTAAGATACAACTTGGTTACACCACTTGCTCTAACTACTGCAACGTGATACCAAGTATTAGCAACAAGATTGGTGGTTCCAGTGATAGATCCAGCTCCGTTTGCCGATTGGAATGCGACTGTAGAACCGCTTAAATATAAGTTTGCAGCAGTATCGCTACCAGTAGGTCTAAAATCTACAAGCATTTTTGTCCCACTAGCAACACTATTGGGTTTGATCCAAAGCTCAACAGTGAAATCATTAGTGCCAAATCCAAATTCAGTAGAAGTAGGAATGGTCAAATACTCATCTACAGGAACTGCACCAACATTAACGGTGATTGTGGTAGCGGTAACTGCACTGATAGCGAGATTGCTTCCAGAAGCAGGATCTCCCGAGCGAGGATATGAATAATTATTAGTATTATTATCCGAAGAGCAAGTGAATGTAACACCATCATCTGAGATAGTTACAGTATTGGAAGTGGTCAAAGAGTGAGATCCGATCTCAATAACCATAACTCCACTGATAGGATCATAAGTGGTGCCAGTTGCAGCAGTAAAGCTACCTGTAGCACCACTACCCGCAGTAATTGCATCGGTTACACCACTAACAAAAGTATGTGCTGATGTGCCTTTAGAAAGAGCTAAGCAACCTGTGCCAAACTTTTCATTATAAGTATTGATCTGAGCACCTTGGACAAAGGTTGCCTTATGATAATCTTCACCGTTTGCTTGAGATCTACCCATCTTTCCAAGGTAGACAATATCAGTGGCACGATTATAACCTAATACTTCCGCTTTAGTATTTTCAGATCTGATAATCTGTCCTCTAGCGAAGAAACCTTCACCAACCTCTCCTGTCAGAGAAAGTTTTCTAACTCTTGCTTCATCATTTTGCAAGAATTGACCATATACATTACCGTAATCTAACTTATAGTTTCTTACAAACTCACCTTCAGTAAATGCACCAGTTTCACTAACATATTTGATGGTGTAGTTATTAATAATTTCATTATTTGGGAATTTAGAATTAAACAGAGTGTTTGATTCATAATTATCAAAACTAACAATATTAACCTGAGACTGAGACAGATTATCCAAAATAATGTTTGGATACGCCTGAGAGGTAATTCTATTAAACAGAAGACCCGAGAAAGAGGATCCTTCAGAAATTTCTACAGTATCAACAAATTGCTGAGTTACAGGATCTTGATATGGAGTAGTAGATGTAATTCTTGCAACAACTCCAGATCCAGCAGCGATAATGGTATCGTTGAGTTGAATATCAAATAGACCAGGAGTAGATTGATATGTGCCTGTTGTCTTACTCAAAAGAAGGGTGTTAGTAACTTCGATTTGAGTTCCATAAATTGGAGTGCCTGCAAGATGACCAACTGAAGACGTGCCTAGTTGTGCTCTAGTAACAGTAAGTGTTGTTGCCTGAGT